AGTTTTAGCATTTGAACGATTTGATGTTTTAAATACTACTACTGTACACATACCTTTAGAATACAAACGTTGATCAATTTGAGGTTTTGCTTGTTTAGTTCCTTTAGCTTCCCAGTTTTCTACTTTCCAAGGCCCATTTGCAAACTTGCTTCTATCATAATGCCAAACCGATCTACTACCTAATTCAGGTTTTGATGGTACCTCATTAAATTCTTGAGTGTACTTTTGCCATACTATCGCTTCTTGTTCTTTTGGTCTACCTCTACTCATATTATAGGTTTTTATCTATTTTTTTAATTAAATTATTCTCTGCATAGTTAACTTTATTATATTTATCTTGTACCCTTACATTATTCCCTTTATGCATTATACCTGTATTATATATTTCTTTAAAGTCTATATAATTAGTATAGGTTTTTGTAGGAGTTCTATATATTAATTTATAAGTTTTTCCATCTAAACCTATAAAATCAATAAAAGTATTACCAACTTGCTCAGCTTGTTTTATTGATCTAGATTTTCTTTGCTTTTCAGTAAGAAAATGTTTTTTAATATACTTTACTTCTTGTTTGTTAATTGCTATAACCATTACCTTTATTTTTTAATTAATTAAATTGTATTTTTACCGTCTGGGGAATTGTATTTAGTTGAAACTAACTCACTAGCTAATTCAGTAATTTTACAATCACCTATTTGCCAACCTTGTTTTTTAATTTCTTTAACTAAAGCACCCATTGATGCAACTCTAACATTGTTGTTTCTTTTTTTCTTAACATTTGTAATTTGATAAAACATAAACCTTTATTTTTAAATTAATTAATCGTTCGACTCATTCGAACACGTGAATATACGAACCCTTACTGTGGTAACCACATTTCCCGCGCATTACTTTACTTTTTTTTCTAATGCTTTTATGTGTTTACAACGGTTATCAAACGCTCTCCATCTACCTGGACAATCGCAATGAAATTTACCTGATTCTGGGTAATACATTGTTTTATACGTTTTATTTGCGTTGCTACTACTAGTATGGGTTTCAATTATTGGTTCCTGTTTAACCTTTGGTTTTGGTTTGATCCATTTTATATCACTTAATTCAGTTTCAGGTAATACCTCCTGCCAAGTTGGGAGTAAATATTTTTTTCCACTTATATTAGCTAAACTGGGTGGATTGAGTTCGTGATGGTATTCATATTTGAATACTTTTACAGCAATAAAACCACCAAAACCTTTTGGGTTAATTCCAAATGCTTTGCCTTTAGGCCAAGATACTATCCTTGATCTAATATTACCATGTTTGTTGAGATTTGAAAATTCGTATAGCATAACCTTTATTTTATACGTGAATATACGAAATGTTATTGCGGATTCCTAGTTAGGCGCTATAAGTTTTTACTTTTTTATCTTTAAGAGATTGCATATCTAAACTTAAGGCTAAACATAAGTTTTTTAATTGTCCAGCATTATGAACAGCTAAAAAATCATCATCTGTCATATGATTAAATAAGGATAAAGTACTTAAATTCATTTCATTTGTATTTTCCATATTTTTTTATTATAAATATAATTCGTACCCAGAAAATCGTTCCATATAAGTGGTTATTTTTACACCATTACCATCTTTCCTAACTTTACCTGTTCTAAACCATTTTTTAACACTACCTGCTCCTCCCAAGTGGGCAGCAGCTAATAGTCCTGATTCTGTTACTAATACTCCATGAACTATTTTACCATCGTATTTTTCTATGTACTTACGAAGTGATTTTTTATTTTGTTTAAGTAAAGCATACATAGCTTTTTCTTGTGTTTCAGGTGAATTAAGAAATTCTTCTCGACTCATTTTAAATCCTAAACCTCTAAGTGTTCTTTTACCAAACTGATATTTACCCATATACCCAAATCGATTTACAATATCATATCTATTACCAGACTCTTTAAATCCAATTGCTTTTAAAAATTCTGAATGTGAATTGGTTTTTAATTCAATATGAGGTACAACTAGTGGTTCAGTTTCAATAATGGTTATACCTTTAACAGGTAGTTCTATTAGTGGGTTTATTATTTTAGCTCTATATGTCTTAAATGCTAATAAAAAAACTGATAATGTTAATACACTAATTTTAAATAAATTTTTCATATTAAAAGTTTTTTAAGAAATCGCCCTTGATTTTCTTATCCTTCAATTTACGAAAGTTCTCATCGTTATCCAAACTTTTTGATGCAAGTTTTTCTAAATGGCGTTCTTTTTGTTTATCATAATCTTTAATTATTTTATGATATTTTTTATTTAATAATTTAATTTTTTTAGCCATTATATTCTACTTACATATTGGTTAGGATCATCATTATCATCTCCATCTAAACCTAATTCTTTTAAACGTTGTAAATGGTAATCATCTACCTCCCATTCAACATTTTCACTTGTACCAAAATGTTCTTGTTTAGACTCTATTTGTTTAACATCTTTAGCATTAAATATATCCCCTACAGTTAAAAAGTAATGGTTATAACATAATAGCTGGACATTATCTAAGCTATAGTTATTACTATTATTGTCTTGAAAATGGAGTAATAAAGGCATTTTGTAATCTAATACTCTCCTTTCTTTAAAAGAACATATAGCACATTCCTCTAATAAATATCCTTGTTCTATAAGAGCATATTTAAGTTTATTAGGGTCAAAAGAAGATGCCGCTATTCTTCCCTCAATTATTTCAAGCATATGAGGCATTTTTTTAGGACCCCTTAAAAATTTAGGAATACCCTTACCTTGTTGATTTTTATGTCCTTCAAATAATTTATATAACTTAGCCCATTTCTTATAATGTTGATAAGATACATGAAGATATCTAGCTGCGGCCATATTTGATTTAGTTTTTGCCTGCGCAGCTAATATTTGTTCTTTTGATAATGGTTTTGCCTTAGGCATTAATTTAATTTAAAAGTTACAGTATCACCACTACTACCTCTTTCTTTAGCAGTTGAATTTACAAAAGATTCATATTGGTCTTCTTCCATTATTACGGTTTCAGTCCAAGTATGATCACCTGAACCTTTTGTTACTGGTATACCACGTTTAGTGCTTACACTGGAGCAATTAACACATACTTTATAACCATATTGGGTTAATCTTAACTCAGGCATATCCTCTCCACATTTAATACAAGAAATCATTTTTAATTTCATATTTTTTATTTTTTATTCTTACAGCATATAAATATATGAAAGAAATATATGGTAACCAATTATATTACGGCTCTTCCTTTCATTCCTTCCCAATCTCTATTTTCTCTAACTTCATTGTTTTTAGTATCAACTGAATTTAACATTCTTGGTTGTACATTTAAGTCATGAGCTACATCTATTAAGGCTTTAACATCTTTTGGTAAACAATGCCCACCATAACCAAAATCACCATCTGGACCTGGTACTTGCCAATGTGATTTGCCTAATCTTTTATCTAATGTAGCATATTCTATAACTTTATCATAATCGATATCTAAACCTTCACATATTTGATGTATTTCATTAGCAAAGGATACTTTAGTAGCTAAAAAAGCATTAGTTACATACTTTACCATTTCGGCATGTGTAGATCCTGTTTTTACTATGTGAGCATAGGCAAATACTTTACTATATATTCGTTTTAATATTGTAGTTGCTTTACGTGGGCCTCCTAATATAACTCTAGTAGTGTTGTTAAAATCCTCTACAGCATTAACTTCAGTTAAAAATTCGGGGTTGAATACAACATCAAGGTTTGGATATAATGAGTTTATTTTTGCAGTAGTACCAGGTGTAACTGTTGATTTTATTACTACTATTTTGGTAATACCAAATTCAAAACATCTTTTAATTGCTGATTCTACTAAATCAATATTACAACTACCATCGGGGTTCATAGGTGTAGGTAAACACACAAAAACAATTTCGTTATCTAGGGTTTCTTGTTCACTTGAATTACATTTAGATTTATCTAAATCATAAGTCTTAATTTCATAATAATTTTTAAACCTTTGATATATAGCATTTCCAACAAAACCCTGTCCTATTATTCCTATATTCATAAATCAATTAAAGTATTTTGATATTCATTCATTTGAATTATTTCTACTATAATATTATTTAATTGAAATTTTCCTATACTTCCACTATCCTTAATTATTTCTGATAGTTGCATTAATATTTTCCAATCTTCTTCATTAAATGTTTTACCATCTATTTCAACTAATATTTCACAATTTTTTTCATTGTCATAAGGTCTTAATCTTGAATACAAATCATAATCTGTATTAGGTGATTCTAATATTATATAATTATCAATCATCGATGGGGTATTTCCTTCATCTATATATAGGATATCACCCCAAGGTTCTAAGGCATGTAATAAAGAATCATTACAATTTTTAACAATTAAACCTATATTATATTTAGGTGGAACAATAGGTTTCATTAATGGGGTATGTTTAATAAAATGCCCCCATTTACGAATAAAATTCCTTCCATTTTTAGTAGTAGTTTGGAGCCATTCATCACTATTTTTACCTGCTGCCCCACCTGAATGTTTATTAAATCTAGAACCTCTAGAGGTAAAGTGATAAACTAAAGCATCCCAAGGTTGTATAAATTTATAACCTTTTAAGTGAAACCTATTAAATAAATCAGAGTCTTCTTTTGATTGAGGTGCAAATAACTCGTCATGACCTCCTATTGCTAAAAAATCTTCCTTGTACATACACCAAGGTGCAAATATACCTTCTGTTACTCTTTCATTTTTTAATAAATTACTTTTTTCATACCATTCTTCCATATTAAATTCATCAACTTCAATACCAAAATTCCTTAATATTTTTTCAGGACCATCTGGATGTAGAGGTGGTTCTACTCTTGTGCCCGTTATTACTTTTCCTTTTTCTAAATGTTTCAAAATATTAATATCAAAATCTTTACAAGCAACCATGTCTGAATGGAAAGCCATAATAATATCAGTACGGGCCATTTCAATACCTTTATCAAACATCCCTACAATTCCAATTCTTTCTGGACCAGGGTTATGGTATACTATTAAATCTTCGTCTTGTTGATTATTAATCCATTCTTGAGTACCATCTGTACTAGCATCATTTAGTACTAATATTTCATGTGTGGTGTTTAAATTACGAATTGATTCATAAGCTAATTGTAAGAATTCTAAATTATTTCTACTGGGTATTACAAAAGTTATTTTATTCATATTTACTTATTTAATGAAATTATTCCTACCATTACCCAAGCTTTATTTAAATTAGTAGTTATAGTTGAACCCCATTGGTAGTCAATGTTTGGGTAATCTGTATTTAAAGGTGTTTCTATGATTCCAAATCCACCTACTTCATCATTAGGAAAATTTCTATTTAAGGCTTCTAAAAATTCTGTAGGGTTATATTCATATAAATGTGTTCCACCATCATATACCCATTCTTCAGTTTTTCTTTGAGGAGTTGATATAACTAAAGTTTCTGATGTTACCTTTCTTATAGACTGTAAGTATTCATCTAATCTTTCAGGGGGTAAATGTTCAAAAGTTTCAAGAGAAACACATACTTCAAATTCATTTTCTTTAAAATCTTTTTCCAAATTAAATATATCACATACTGAAAAATTTGCTTTTGGAGATTGAAGTAAATTATTTGCTACTTCTACTGCATGTTCATCTGTATCTATACCTACTACACTTTTAGCACCTAAAGACAACAATATTCCCGCTCCATAACCTTGTCCTGTTGCCGCGTCTAATACTGTTTTACCCTTAGTCCAAGTATTAGCAAATACATACCTATCAATAGATGTTGAAGATGCAGGGTATGTAAATCTATTAAATTCTTCGATAGCAGTATTATCTGATACTTTTGTAATTTGTTTTAAATTAGGGTTTGTTTCTTGTTCCATAGCTATTTATTTAAATAATATAATAATTCTCTTTTAGGGTTCCAACCTAACACATCAGAAGCTGTATTATCGGTATTAAGTGTATGTCTTGCTTCACCTGGTTTAGCTGGTTTGTATATAGGGGTTATATTCATCATTTTAGCTACTTCATTTACAGATATATTTTTTCCTCTGCCTAATTCAAAGTCCCAACCATAATGGTTACCCTCCATAATTGCAACTAAAGCATCAACAATATCATCAACATGAGTAAAATCTCTACGTTGTTCACCATCACCATAAATTTCACACTGTATATCGTTTTTTATGTTATTTAACCAACGGCCTATTAATGTAGTATATCCACCCTCAGTTAATTGATGAGGGCCATATACATTATAAAATCGAGTAGTAGTTGCTAATAGGTTGTAATGTTTAGTATATAATTCAATAATATCTTCTCCTATATCTTTAGAAAAGGTATAGGGATTTTTAAATCTACCACTATGTTTTGAAGATGAACCAGCATATATTAAGGGGATATTTGCCTTTGAACACATTTCAACTACATTTAAAGTACCCATAGCATTAGTATTAAAATAACTTTTGGGGTTTTCAAATGAAGGTTGTATTCTAGCAATTGCTGCCATATGGAATACAACATCAAATTTTTCCCAATAACTGCTGTCTTTTTGTGGGTAATTAGTTATATCTAAATCTAAATAAATTGCTCCTTCAACATGATTATTTTTTAATCCTGTGTTATAGTTGTCAAACGATACCACACTATGTCCATCTTTTAATAAACGTTTGATTAAGTTTGTTCCTATAAACCCTGCTCCTCCTGTTACTAATACTTTCATATTTTGAATTTTGATTCGTGATACCTTTCTTTATAATTATATTTAGCTATCTTACAACATTCATTGTAAAATTCATTGTTATTATTAAGTTCTTTTATTAATTCTTTAGCATGTCCTAAATTACCAATTTCTACTGTTAAATCTGGATGGCAAAATTCTTGAGTGTCTAATCCTTTATACCCTATACAAGGTATTCCTAAATAAGCACAATTTAAAGCAAAGGTACCAGCAGCATGTGTTCTCATTAAATGTACTCCAATTTTAAATTCATTTAATTTATGTATCCATTCTTTCCAAGTCATATAGGGTAATAAAGATAATAACTGTCCTTCCCCTTCTTGTTTTCTACCCATTGTTGGTGCTGTTATCTTATCAAACTGACTATTCGCTACCATATATGAATCAAAACCTCCATACCAATTTACAAAATTACCTCCAATAATAACTCCTTTTCTATTAACTTCTTTTATTGTCCCAACGGCATCATCAATCATAAGAGATTTCATTACCCTAATATCTTTATGATTAGTTAGCCCCTTATAATAAATTTTATCTGCTTTATTATGGGCAAAAATTATATCAGCAGTTGTTAAAGCATTAAAATAATTAATTTGTTTATCTAAAGTATAGTCTTGAAAATACCAATGAGGTCCTTCTTGCATAACTGCTACTTTATTACAATACTGTTTTAGAGATTCTATATTAAATTCTGGATTGTTTTTAGGAATTATTGTTATACCTAAATCATATTTTTTATTTGGGATATCTTTAATATGGTAATGGTCTGCATCTAAAGCCACCATCCAAGCAAATTCAGTTCTCATATTATTATGATCCCTAGGAATTTTACCTTTAAAACCCATTTCTGTAAAAAATGCTATAGACATTCTGATAGTGTTTTATATTCTACATTCATTTTAGATAAATGTTTGAGAGATACTCTCATTTGTTCATAATTATTTTTATTCCAAACATTATCATTCCAATCCCCAGCTATATGAGATTGAAACATTATCATATTATTATTATGAACTTTAATATCTGTTACATCAATACCATCTGCTCCATAAAATGTTTTACATAACCATTTATTGTTATGGTTATGTTCATAATGTACAGCTGCGTATTTAAAATGTCCACCTAATTCTTTAATGGCAATATTATTACCTAACCAACCAGGGTTTCTCCATCCTTCTGGTTTATGTCCTACAGCTTCCCATTCTTTTAACATTAAATTAATTCTATCTTTGGCTTTCTGTTCTGTATTTAATTCCCAAAATTCACATTCACCAATCCCCTCGTTTTCACATTCATGGTAGTGCCCATGAGCTGCTAATTCAAAATAATCTTTTGATTTTAACCAATCAACCCAATCTTTATGTTTTGATAGGGGGGCTTGTTTATGGTAATTAGAAGGAATAAATAATGTAAATTTAGCACCAAATTCTTTATATAGATCTTCTAAATACGACATTTGGATATCACCTTCTATACCCCAACCTTTTAGAGGGTTAATATCATCAATTGATATAGTTATGTTTAATTTATCCTTCAATATTGCTAAAGTATTGTAAATCTATTAATTGTGATTTTAAATCAGGGGTTTTAATACTACCTTTTAAACATTTATCTATTACCGGTTCATTAACAGAATTAACATTAATATCATATCTACCATATACTTCTTTTAATATTAATAATAACTGATATTTTGAAACACGTTCCCCTTCTAATATAGTTTCTATTTGTTGTGTATCCCAGTTTGCCATTAAAAAGGTACAATGTTTAGCCCACATTAAAGTAGTATTCCCATTCCAGTAACACTCTGAATACCCATTTACTGTTCCTGTTTGGGAAAGAAACCATTCCATTAAACTTGCTTTAGTATTAACTTCAGGACCTAAAATAGAAGTTTTAATAATTTTAGTATTTTTACCTGAGGATTTAATCCATTCAGCCGCTATTCTTTTAGAATTTCCATAATCATCATTATCGATTTCACAATCCGTACCTGGGTGTATAATATTACAATTAGCATTTTCATCTAACCATTGAGGTAACTCCCAATTAATATTAAATTGATTTGTTCTTTGGTGTATTGCTCCTATACAATTAATAATAAAATCCCCATCAAATTCTTTAATGGTTTTTTTAAAAGAAGATGAAGGCCATCTTTTATCTATTGTTATAAATTCCCCATAAGGATTTATAAATTTTAAGTATTTTAATACCATATGACCTAACATTCCTTTATGTCCTAAAATTAATACTTTCATGGTTTGAAATAATTATAAGTTTTTAATATACTTTTTAATTCATCTTTAGACATACATACAACATCACTAGTAAATTCACGACTATCCCATTTTTCTTGGGTTTCTTTATAATGCATATAATAAGTGTTATCAGATGAATTGTAATATGTTCTTGGTAATTCTTCTTTTGAAATCATCATCTCATGAAGTTTTTCTGATATACGAGGTGTTCCTAATGTATATTCTAAATTAAATTCTTCACTAAATAATTCAAATAAATCTTTTATTTTAAATGCCTTTAAATTAGGAATTACATTATATCCTGTAACTTTTAATCCGTGTTCAATTAGATCCATAGCCCCCTCTATATCAATTACAAAACGTGTCATTTGTTCTGAGTATAAGGTTAATGGGTATTTTTTATTAATTGAATCCCAAATTAGTGGTATAATACTACCAGTAGAATTAATAACATTGCCGTATATCGCGGTAGATAAACGCACGTTAGATTTCTCGGCATTAACTATAAATGACTCACCTGCTACAAATTTCATTGCGCCATATAATGTAGTTGCTGCTCTTGATTTATCTGAGGATATGAAACAAGCAGCTTCAAAATTATTATCTTCTGCTGCTCTTCTTGAATTAATAGCACCATCTATAAGAACTTTGATTGATTCCTCAACATTTTGATCGACAGCTCCTATCTGTTTTAGAGAAGCAGCAAATATCCCTATATCATGTCCAAAAGCAGATCGTGTTAATAAATCATAGTTACGAATATCTCCTATTATACATTTAATATTAGGAAATTCTTTTTTTAAATAATAATGTTTTGCTTCATCCCTAGAATAAATGGTAATTTCGTTATCATTATAATAACGTTTAACTAGATTTTTACCTAAATATCCTGCTCCACCAGTAATGAATATTTTTTTATTTTTTATCATAATGTATCGTAATAAGCGTTTTGTTTTTCCTGGCGATCAATTGTTTTAGGATGGTATAAAGATAATTGTTCAGTTGGGGGAATAGGAGCATATGTTTTAAAACCTTCTAAAACCTCATGTACCTTATTTTTCCATTTAATTTCAGGTTTATTTTTCCATATACGCCATTGGTAATCAGGATAATTTACCCAACCCTTATCATCTACATTCCATCCCCACTTTTTAATATGTTCATCAGTTAATCCCTCAACTGTATTTACTCTAGGAACTAAATATACTTCATTATCAGGGTTATTACCCAATATTTCTGGAAGGTAGCCTAGTAATACTTGATGAGGCATTTCATCTGCATCTATTTGAAAAATATAATCTCCTGAACAGTATTCAGTTAATTGATTTTTCCAGTTAGCAAAATGACCATCAAAATCAAATCCTCTCCATGTTTGCACATTGGGTAGTTTATTAAATTTTAATAAATAACTTAATACTTCAGGGTCACCATTTTTACTATCATATAGAATAACTATTTCATCTTTTATTCTCTTATTTTCTAACAAAAAGGGAACGAGTTTCTGTATTTCAAGAAACTCATTACATACTGTTATTGCATAACTTATTTTCATATCTATTCTGGTAATACTCCAATATACGAAAGGGCTTCCATAAAATCACGTTCTACAAATTGTTTTAATGTAGACATATCTGCTCTATATTCTTCACCTTTGTATTTTTCTCTTTCATCTTTAGGGATTTTAATTGCTTTTACAGCACCCCAAGACCAATTATCTTTATCTGATCCATTAGCAAATACCATACCTAATTCTTTAATATTAATTGTATTAGGTAACCATACTAATTTAGTTTCTGGGTCAGTCCAAGCTAAATCTTTATAAATTTCAGGTAGAATATCTACTTGTTCTTTATAAAATTCAGAACCTTCTAACATTAAAGTGTTAGTCCAAAACCCACAAGATAAACTATAGTAATTAGTGATATCTTTATTTATTTCCGTTTTATAACATAAATCACCTCCGGATTTAGGACAATTTACTATTTCATCAAAATTCATATTAATTTATTTTTTTCATTTTAGGTAAATTCAATTTAGGTAAACTTAATTCTACTTGTTTAGGAAATTCAGGTACTATTCTATCAAGACTACTTTCAACTAACTCTTGCATTTTTTCCCAACTAAAATTGGTTTTGGCAAATTGTTTTTGTTGTTTACCTTTAACACTATATTGTTTATATTTTGAATATACCTCTTTTAATGATTTAGATAAATGATTACTACTTACTTGAAACCATTTGCTTTCTCTAATTAACCAATTATTAGCGGCGCTTGGGTGTACATTCTCTAAATTACCAGGTAGTAAATAAGTAAATGATGGATTTAAAAAATCTAAATGGCCTGACCAACCACTAGCTATAATAGGTTTGCCTACAGCTGAAAATTCTAGTAATGGTCTACCAAAACCTTCTCCTTTGGTAGTAGTAACCATAGCTTTAACTTTAGGATTATTATATAATTCATTCATTTCATAATCACTAAATTCTCCATTTATGAGGTAAACATTAGGTAAATCATTTGAATTAATTGTTTTTTTAATATTTCTAATTTTATCTAAGATTTCTTCTCTACTTATATAGGAAGAGGTACCTGCTGATGCTTTTAATATTAAAGCAGGTTTTTGTTTTTTATTTTTAAATGTATTAAAAAATTCTTGAACTAAGACTCCTACATTTTTTCTATCGTGACCGTGTTCTCCATGCATCCAATGTCCTACAAATAAATAACAGAATGATTCCTTTATATCAGATAAATCAAATGTTTTTAATTCATTTATTTTTAAAGGTTTATATACGTCTAGATTAGCTCCTTCAAATATAACTTCTATAGGTTTATTCAATACAATACTTTGACCTGTACTTTTATTTGTTCTTTTATCTATTTTATCAAAACGAGAGGATTCAAATACCGTTTTAGCATGAACTGAGGAAACCCAATTCATATCCATCCTATTTAAACCTTCAACCCATTCTCCTTTACAAGCCGTTGATTCAATTCCAGCAGTACATCCTATATTAAATTTTCCTACAGGTTGGAATTCATTAGGGATAGTTATTTGCATCCAAATATCAGGCTTTCCAACTTTGTTCCAATCAGGTTTTGCTAAATATTGTATTAAAAACTCCCATTCAGGATTTTCTTTACAAAAACCCCATGAAGTTTCCCCCCATTTTTGGGATAACAATTCAACCTTATATTTATCAGTTTTAATAATAGCTTTTACTATATCTCTACTACGTGCTCCATAACCTGAATAGGTATCAAATGGGCAACTTATTACAAAACGTGGTTTATTCATTAATATATAATTTTATGGTTTAAAAATTTACCTTTATATTCTGTGGCATTAATTAGCTCATATTTTTCTTTGGGTTTCCAAATTTTAAATAATTCATCAAAGGCATCAATTACTTTTTCTCCTTGATGTTTAGAAGTAAATCCTGCTTCATTACTTGTAGCCCATTCTCTGCCTTTTAATCCTCTTTGTTTTAGGTTTTTTCTACCTAATTTATAACATTCAATAATCCTTTGAGTAGCATCTTCAAAATTACATCTATCATCATAAATGTAGGGAGTAGGAGGAGAACCTTGGATTGATCTACTAGTTGGGTAAACTGGAAAAGCCCATTCACCACAATTTTTATATGTACCTCTATGGTTAGAAGGAATATCAGCATCAGGTTCAAACCATTTTCCTTTATTATCAACAAATCTCATTTGGTCTTGCATTCCACCTGTAGTATTAGCTATAATTGGTGTTCCTGCTAATATTGCTTCAGTAATTGTTAATCCCCAACCTTCATTAGACGTTAGTAATATTTGCACATCAGCTATATTATATAAATAATTTAACTGGTTTTCCTGAAATTTACGATCTAAAATTACATAACTGTTAGAATAATTTTCACCTAATATATAATCACAAACCTTATATAAATTAGTACCAGCATCTGTAATTGTCTCAGATTTTATTACAAAACGACATTTATCTGCTTTTTCTTTAGGTAAAGAATCTAAAAATAACCTATAAGCCATTATAGTATCAGGAATTTGCTTTCTTCTTATATTTCTCGAATTAAAATATAGTACAAAATCTACTTGTTGGTTTGAAAATAGTTGTTTTCTAAACTCAACTAATTCTGGGTTTGAATCATCTATAGGGGTAAATATATTTTGGTTTTTACCATGTGGTAAATATTTAAATATAGTATCTTTTTCTGACCCCTTTAATACTAATTTATTAATATTAACTGTTTGTTTTGAAATACCCATTAGTAAATCACAAGCTTCATAGTAAGGTTTATTATACATTGGAGCAGGGTAATCATCCCAAATATTTAAATAAGCAATAGGAATTTTTTTTCTAATTTCTGATTCCATATTCCAAATATGCATAAAATATCTTGGATCAGTAAATAACATTATAGCATCAGGATTTTCACGTGCTATTATCTCTCTTACAACAGATGAATCTCCATACCCATCAGCTGGGTATAGAATAGTATTTGAATCTGTTAGACCGGTTTCTTCATTAGTTGATTTAGATAAATCTAATATTTTTCCTTTATCTGGGTGTTTTATTGACCCAGCAATTTGCACCCAATTAAAGTGTTGAGCAGTATGTAATACTATTTCCTTTGCTACAGTTGCTACACCTGAATGTACTCTAATATCATCACATATTAAAAGTATTTTTTTTCTTTTATCCTTAGGGATATACTTAAAGTCTTTATTCATTGTCCTTTATTTCGAGATTAATTTGATTAGTAATTTGTTTACGGAAACTTTCATCTGTAAGATACAAAAACAGAGCACGGTCAGCTAGTTTTTGGAAAGAAAATTTACGTTTTACACATTCAATTTTAAAATTCTCGAATAAATCGCTTTTGACTTTAACACTAGTTAGTGTCATTTGTTTTTTATTTGTCATAGTCTTTATTTATTAAAACATTATTTATATATACATATGTATGAACCTACGAAAAATGTTGTTTGGCTCCACATAATTCTTTATCTTCTCCATAGGGGCAAAAATTACAATTCCATTTAGAAGGAGATTTGGGATAATCTGCTTCTTTTATTTTTCCACTTGAATTAAAACATTCATTAATAAAATCATTAATAGCACTTTTTGCTCTGCCTAATTTAATTTTACCACTTGGTGGAGTAAATTGTTGCACTCTATAAGCTTGATAAGGTGACATGAGATTTTCATCATCAGGGTCTAATACTTTTCTTTTAAGGATAAAAAATTCTATTTCAATTTTATCTAAAGGTATTCCATATTGCTCTGAGAAGTATTGTTTGTATAGAAGTAATTGAAATTGTTTATTTTCATCTTTTTTAGCATAATCATTCCATCCACTAGTACTGGTTTTAATGTCGATTATCTTAAATGTCTCTGTTGCTTCATGGTATGTGACAACATCAAGATACCCCATGTATAATACGTTATTTAACATTTTATTTGGTGCTATTACAATAGGTATTTCACAACCAACTAAATATGTACCTTTTTTACTAAAATATCTACTACGTTTTTTCTTAAACCATTCTAAAATAGCAACCCCATCTTCAAAAAATTCCCTCATTTCTACTGCGTCTGAGAAATGCTCTGAATTATTTGATTTGTATTGTTTTTGGTATTCACCTATATATTTTTCTTGAAAATATTCTTCTATATTAATTTCTCTATCAGCAGCAGCAAATGATTTTTCATATGCTACATCTAAATAATGTTGCATAGCTTCATGTACAGCTGTCCCAAATACAGTATGAATAGAAGATGTAAATCGTTTGATTTTATCTTTATACTGAAGTTTCCATCTATGTGGGCATCCCCTAAATATAGACATCTGAGAATAGGATATATTCTTTTGATATGCATAGTTAACAGGTGGAGGAGGATTATTTCTAATCTCTTTTACAATACTTGGGAGTTTTTTTGCCAAACTATTTTTTCCATTTATCGCGCCCAACTAAGAGCCCAATGATGCCATAATTGGCTACATCAATAAAAGTATCTTCCATACCTTCACCTTTAACATAATTTCTACCATTAACCATTAAATTTCTTAAACGCGATATTTTATCCGTTAATCTAATAGCTAACCCAGTTAATGAGAATTTTTTATCATCGCTATTATTAACGATATCTCCGCCTAATGATATGTTATTTAACCCATAGTCCATATGTTTAGCCGCAAACATGGCATACATTTCGGCTTGAATTTGTTTGAATTCTTTAGACAGTTCTGGGTATTCTTTTTCAAATACCTTAATTGTTAATTTTTCTGAAACACCCGATTTGGCATTCATAATTTCTCTATCGCTCATAACTTTTTCTAATTCCTTTTTTATTTCTGATTGTGCGTCAATACCAAAATGGCTTGGGTTTTCCTCAAAATATCTCGATATTGAACTACCCATTTAGCAATCCTTTAGTATTAAAATACTTATCTAATGCTGATAATCTATCATCGGCATCTACTAACATAATAAGTGCTTCTTCAGCATTTTTATAAAAGTCTCCAGTTGAGTGATCTCCAATACCGACTGCTTTATTACCTAATAGTTCAAGGGACAAAAGTGCTTTGGCTTTATCTGCTTGTGCAGATGTACGTAACATTTCTACTAATTTGCTCATTTTAATAATGGTTTTATTTCTTTTTTATTTAATCCTCTGTTGGTTAATATACGACTAATTTCTGTGGTAGCCAATATATTTATATATTCTTTTGCTTCTTTACTTGAACATTGAAAATTGTCTTTGATATGATTAACTAAATCCTTATTAGGTTGTTTTACCTTAGATTTAATATATTTACTCCATTTATTATTTTTAGGAACAAATTCTCTATATACATTATAAATCATTCTTTTTTCTTGTGGAGGAAAATCCTGGACATAGTTTACAATTTCTATGTAATCAGGATTCATAGATAAAAATCTATGTATCATATAACTATTCCAAACCTCCCAGTCTTTATCTGTAAAAGATTCAACTGGGGGTTTGGTAGTATTAATTGCTTTTAACCAATCAAAGATGTTTTTCATTAAATAAGCTGATCTTTGTATTCTTCTCTTAATTCCTTAGGAACTGATCCTTCAAGAATTTTCATAGTTTCTGGGTCATAAAATACAGGGATAGGTAAAAGAGCATCTTCATCTGTTCCTGTTATAAACTTTGAAACTGTACGTAGTACAAATCCTTGTTTAAAAACTACTCCTCCAGCTTCTGTTTTAATTTCAGAAGTGTTTTTTAAATCAATTGGTGGTCCTTGTTGTTGTTGCATAATTATTTATATTTTATTAAAGTTTGAATTAATGACATTATATTTATTTCCTTGTCAATACGGAAATTTGCTTTATATTGATGTTCGTTTATTGTTAATACTGCTGTACCTTCTTTATCTTTATAATATTCAGATGAACGATCATAAAGTGCTCTAAATAATTCATCAAAATCATCTACATTAGCATCTGCTATTATTTGACGTATAGTATTAAATGATGATACCTTATTACCCTTAGACAATTCATTAATAACTTTATCTATATAATTAGATGATACTAATATTGAATGATCTAATTTCAATGTATTATCTTGTGTAGATAATTGTATAGTATTAATACATTTACGTAAATCAGGATAATATTGGTTAACTAAGGGTACTAAATCATTTATATCATGTTCAATTGACTCTTGTTGTAAAATCCAATTTAAATGTTTTGCAACATCTTTTTTAGTTGGAGGTACAATTTTAAGTACTTGACATCTAGATTGTAAAGGATCAATAATACGCTCTACAAAATTACAAGTCATAATAAACCTTGTCGTACGCGAGAAAGTTTCGATGATATTACGAAGTGAAGCTTGCGCTTGGATAGTAAGAAAATCAGCTTCATCCAAAATGACCACTTTAAGTGGTTTAAAAGAAGCAACGCTCGCAAAGCCTTGAACTTTATCACGAATCGTCTCAATCCCTCTTTCATCAGAGGCGTTAATATAAAGATGATCGCAATCAAGATTTTGAATACAAAGTTTTGCCAAAGTAGTTTTTCCTGTACCAGCGGGTCCATAAAATATTAAATTT